AGTACAAGTGTTTGTGCGTATAAAGCCCTGGAAAGACTAGCTTTGCAAGGTGTCGAGACATGCCAGAATAAAAAGGTACTTCCCGGGGCTAAAATTTTGGTATGGGTCGCGGAAGTGCCCTAGTTTTGCCTATAAAACATTAAAAAATATGACATTTCCTTCCCTTTCGGATTTCCGGCAGGGGGGCAAATTTGAGGGAAATTGGGCGATAAATAGGCTATTTTTAGGGTATTTGTGGAAAGCAAGGGCTGTATTTATCGGTATTGGGTGCGAATATAGGCAGATTCCGGCAGAAAAACGCTCGATTTCGTTTTTGCAATAAGTCCTTGACTGGGTAGCGACAGAAGATAGACAAAAATGTAGGATAAAGTCTTAAAAATACTTGACTATTTAAGACTTACCTCTATAATGAAACTGGATATAGTGTTTCTATAAGAGAAATGTACTCTATCTAGTATATATATAGATCGAACTTGAAGAGATTCCATTCACACCTCGATGGAGTCTCTTCTTTTTTGTGCTGAAAAGGGAGGTGAATGTGCCATGGTTGTAAATCAACAGGAGCTAGCTAGGTGCTTAGGACTTACAGCTCGACAAGTAAGAAATTTAAGAAAAGACTATGGCATGTTCCCAAACGATGACAATAAGAAGTATGCCTTGGAAGAGTGTATCCAGGAATATATCCGATTCAAGATTGAAGAGGAAACTGGACGGCGTTCCAATCTAAGCAAGGAAAAAGTGTCCGCAGAGCATGAGGAAGTGAAGAAACAGATAAGCTTGCTTAAGCTAAAGAAGTTAAAGGCGGAACTGCACCTTGCAAAGGATGTAGAGCGGTATCTAAGTGGAATGCTACTGGCATTTAAGGCAAAACTGGAAGGCCTTCCTACAAAGATGGCAATGCAAGTGGCCGGAATGACCGATGTAAACGAGATTATTAATACGCTTTCCAAATCTGTAAGGGAAGCACTTGATGAACTGTCGGAGTATGACCCACAGGAGATAGATGGAAAAGTCTCCATTGTGGAGGACATTGAGGAAGAGGAAGGGGAAGATGAAGAAGAGCTAACAGAGGAGGAGTAAATATGCCGTTTGGTATGAAAGCCTGCAAGGTAAGGGCGAAAACGGCAAGACTGTTTAGAAAGGTTATAAAGAATACTCTGCAGCCGGAAGAGGTATTCACAGTATCGAAGTGGGCAGAAGAGAAGAGAGTCTTAGACAATTCCAGTAACCTTAGCGGTAAATGGAGCAATGCATTTACGCCTTACCTTTGTGAGATTATGGATACATTAAATGACCCTTATGTTAGAGAAGTGTATTTTTGTAAACCTACACAGGTCGGAGGAACAGAGGCACTAATCAATATGCTTTGCTATATAGCAGATGCAAGCCCTGCTCCTACAATGGTTGTGTATCCGACTGACGACCTAGCAAAGGATACCTCTAACGCAAGGATAAAGCCGGCTTTTCGTCTTATACCATCCATAAACCGAAAGTTCCTGGATAATCAGTCCAAAGAGCTTGAATTAAGGCTTAGGGGAATGAATATCTATCTCCGTGGAGCAGGTTCACCTTCCAAGCTGGCCAGTAAGGCTATTAAGTATTTGTTTTTTGATGAGATTGATAAGATGGGCGGTGCTTCCAAGAAGGAGGCAAGCCCATTTTCTCTTGCGAAGGAAAGAACGAAAACTTATAAGCCACAGGAAAAGATATTCGCAACATCCACACCGACAATCCGTTCAAACTATATATGGGATTTAAAGGATAATGCGGAGGAAGAGAAACATTTCTTTGTGCCTTGTCCTCATTGTGGCGAAATGATTGAGCTTTCTATGAAGTCCATCAAGTATTCCAACGATGAAAGCTTAAGCCATGAGGATAGAGCAAATACTGCAGGCTATTACTGTCAAGAATGCGGAGCAGAGATAGTAGACGGAGATAAGCCCAAAATGCTTCGGAATGGCGAATGGAGAACGGTCCGGAAGAGAGGAATAGGACATGCAAAGAAGGTTGCCTACTGGATGAACACTCTGTACTCAATATTCATTAAGTGGAGCGATGTGGCAAAGGAATTTTTGGATTCAAAGGATGACCCGGAGAAACTGCAGAACTTTGTGAACTCATGGCTTGCTGAACCGTGGGAGGATGCAGAAACAAGAATTACAGAGGATAGTGTTCTGAATGCACAGACGGATATAGAAGAGTTTATTGTTCCGGATTGGGCAAAGCTTGTAACTGGCGGAGTCGATGTTCAGAAAAATTCCCTGTACTACACCATAAGAGCATGGGGCGATTACAGTACATCACAGAATATCACTCACGGCCAAGTGGCTTCTTGGGAAGATATAGAAAGAGTTATGAACCGCATATATGAGACAGAGGACGGTAGTAAGAAATTTGCTGTGGAACTATGCCTCATAGATAGTGGATATAACCAAGATGAAACATTGGAGTTCTGTATCAACAATTCCGATTGGGCAAAACCTGTTAAGGGAGCAAGTAATGACCTTTTGGATAGATTCAAGATTTCAAAGATTGAGAAAACAGGTGATTTTAACGGAATGCAACTTATTCTGACTGATGGTAACAAGTACAAGGATTCAATCTCTAACCGTATGAAGCGAGTAAAGGGAGAGAATACAGGTGCATGGATGGTTTATAAAGGCTGTGATAAGCGATATTCGCAGATGATTACAGCGGAGCAAAGAGTAACAGAAAAGACAAGAACAGGAATTAAATCCGTATGGAAGCCAAAGGCAAAGCATATAGATAACCACTACTTAGACTGTGAAGTTTACGCAATGGCTGCAGCAGAGCTTCTTGGAATCCGTTATGAGCATTTAAGGAATGTTCCTACTCTTAAGGCAGTACAGACTGAGAACAATGCAAGCGATAACCAGTCTAACAACTGGATACAAGCGCAGGATAATTGGTTAGGAGGTTAAATGGAAAACGAAAGAGAAGAGAACTTAGAGAAGGAGTTAAGCTTTGTTTCGCCGAAAGAACAGCTTGCAATAGTAAATACAGCTATCCAGTCCGTACTGGAAGGAGGACAGTCTTACAAGATTGGTACAAGAATGCTTACTAGGGCGAATCTTACGGAGCTTGTGAAGTTGCAGAAGTCTCTTATGGGTTTAGTTGCACAGGATGATAACAGTAATCTGTTCTCTGATACCTATAGGGCTGTATTTGATGGGAGGTAGGCATTGAATTGGTTAGATAATTTAATAGGCTTTGTATCCCCAAAGACAGCCTATAAACGCCAAGCCTATAGAAATGCTATTGAAGCATCGAGAGCATACGATGCGGCCAACTACAAGAACGCCAATGCAAACTGGCACGCTAGTATAGAATCCGCTGAAATGGGCTTGTCCAGTTCAAGAGAGATTATCAGAGCTAGGGCGAGAGACTTGGAGAACAACTCCGACATTATGAACTCCATCTTAGGAGCTTATAAAAGAAATGTTGTCGGAGCCGGATACAGGCTAAGGGCAAACACAGGGAAGGGAAACTTGGATAAGGACATTGAGTCCTTATGGCACGAGTGGACAAAGGCAAAAAACTGTGATGTAACAGGGCAGCAGTCTTTGAACCAACTGCTAAGAATGGCGATTACCCGGAAGAAGGTAGACGGAGGAATCCTATTCATTAAGTGCCACACAGACGATGGAGTTATTCCGTTCCAACTACAGGCCATTGAGGTAGATGAGCTTGATACTACTGTGATGAGTCCGAAAAACAAGGAAAATAGAGTCATAGGCGGTATTGAATACAATCAATATGGCAAGCCTGTGGGGTACTACATAAGAAAATACGATATTCAAGGATATAACGTCATGGATGCCCAGTATTACGAGGCAAAGGACGTTATTTTTATGTGTTCAAAGACAAGACCTTCGCAAGCAAGAGAAGTGTCTGATATGGCGCAAACGCTTACAAGAATCCGTGATATTAACGAGTTCTTGAACACTATCGCCATTAAGGAACGAGTGCTTGCCTGCCTTTCCGTATTTATTACACAGGACACTCCTCAGACAGGAATCGGAGGGCGAAGTAACAAGGAATTTGACGGACAGAAGTACAACTACCAAGGAAAGACCTTAACGCCCGGAATGATTCAATACCTAAACAGCGGAGACAAGGTGTCCACAGTACAGCCGACAGGACAGGCGGTAGATGCTACAGCTTTTGTTAAACAGCAAATGCGCATGGTTGGTAGCGGACAAGGCGTGTCCTATGAGGTTGTGAGCCGTGATATGAGCGAAAGCAACTATTCCTCTGCACGACAGGGAATCATTGAGGATGAGCTGACCTATCAAGAGGATATAGAGATAGTCGAGTCCTTCCTTGATGAAGTTTACGAATGTTTTATTGCATCTGCTTACCTTTCCGGGAAGCTAAACATAGAACGCTTTGGAACGAATCCGGACGACTACCTTAAGCATAAGTGGATAAAAGCTCCTAAGCGGTGGATAGACCCGGCAAAGGAAGCAAATGCAAACAAGACAGCCCTACTTACCGGAGAAAAGACCTTTGTAGACCTTGCTTCGGAACATGGTAAGGACTGGCGAAGTCAAATTGATGAAATGGCAGAAGTTCAAGAATACGCCAAAAGCAAAGGCGTGACATTGGGAGGGGGTGAAAAAAGTAATGGCAAAGCCGAAGGAATCGGAGAAACTGCAAAGGTCGGTGAACCTAGCAATCCAGGTAACGGAGGAAAACAGTAAGCAAGTCGAGCTGTCCTTCTCTTCCGAAGAGCCGTATAGGAGATTCTTCGGGATTGAGATTTTGGACCATTCAGAAGGTTGTGTTGACTTATCAAGGCTCAATGATATAGGCGTTGTCCTTTTTAATCATGACAGAGACAAGGTTATCGGCAAGGTTATCAATGCAAGAGTTGAGGAAGGCCGAGGAAAAGCAACTATCGAATTTGACGATGATGATTTCTCTGCAAGCATCAAAAAGAAAGTCGATAGCGGAACTCTTAAGGCCGTTTCCGTGGGATACCTTGTGAAAGAATGGGAAGAAGTCAAGAAAGGCAAGACTTCCGCAGATGGAAGGTTCAAGGGGGAATGTGTAGTCGCTAAGAAGTGGCTTCCCTATGAGATTTCCATAGTGTCTGTTCCGGCTGATTCTACTGTAGGAGTAGGGCGCACAATGGAAGAGGAAGAAGCGCAAGAACACGCGCCAGAACCCAAGGCACAACTCCCTGG